CACCTCCTGTTATAATTACAGCAGAAGTAGCACCTATCTTAACATTTGTAAAGGCAACTGTTGTAGAATGTCCTGCTGTCCAAGTGAACACATCTGCTGTTGCTGTATCAAGTGTAATTGCTGTTGCTGAAGTTACTGGACTAGAAGCTGTGTATCTTGGTGCTAGAGCATCGTGACCTATAGCATCATCTGCTATATGTTCTGTATCTACAGCGTCATCAGCTATCTTAGTGCCATCAACTGCATCCGCAGCTAGTTGAGTAGTATCAACACCCCCATCAGATATTTGAATATCATCGGCATTTACAGTGATACCTGTACCAGCTCCTACGGCTAGAGAAGCATCACCAGAAGTAGCATCTCCTGTTAATCCATTTCCTGCAACAATGCCAGTAATATCTCCATCGAACTTTTCTTCAAGAGTGAATCCTCCAGAAGAGTCGTCGTATGTTAGTACATAGTTGTCAGTCCCAGAGTTAGCGGTGTTTGTAGTAGATAGCTGGTCTGCTTTTATAGCTAATGAAGTCCCAGACAAGTCTTGCGTATCAGAGGAATATGTTTGTCCATATATCTCAGCAAACATTTTTCTAACCTTTACAAAGGCAGCTCTTAGGCTATCCCCACTGTTGTCATTTGCTACTGTTCCTACATCTAAATTTTGTGATGCCATATTCTTTTATTTATAGTTTTCTAATCGTTCATACAGGATGGTTCAGAATCTATATCTATAGATGTCTGGTTGACCAAAGCGCCCCACCAGCTACTACAATATATTTCTCCCCAGTTTATATTATTTGCCATTATATTTCCGTTTCGTCAGCAGTTATACTTATGCTGCTTATAAGGAACTTAGTCAAACTTATGAGAAGTGAACTTCCTCCAGCTATAACAGGATATATTAATCCCCAACCAACAGTGTTGTCCTCATTGGCAGCTCCGAACCAACTATTACTGTAAACGCTTCCGAATGACATCAGTTACTTTACTAATATAACTACTTAATTTAATTTCGTTCTTTTTCTTTGGCTTATAGCCAGCAATCTTTTTATCCTTTATAATACCCATCCGCTAAGTGCATTATTATCTTTATCTGGATACATCCCATCTGACTGATTTGCTAGATACTCTGGATAATCCGCAGTTCTTTCATCTATATAATCAAAAAACCGATTTGTGTAAAAATCAGCGAAGTCCTTTGCTTTTGCTGTAAGACCTTCGATTTCGCTCTTAGTTGGAGCTTGACTACTCTCAGACGTATGTTTAAATATTCCTCCATTACTTATTTGATAAGCTGCGAAGGGAATAAATGAATATTGCGAGTACCATATAAGCATAGGCTTGATATAGGAGTTAAGTAGTGTTTTGTACTTAGCGTTCCCTGAATCGTCAAGCGTGCCTCCTGTAATAAGGGTTTGTAATTTGTCATATAATTTAGTTCCAAGAAAGTTTTGTATGTGTACGTCTTGAGCAACCTCAACAAATTGTATTAGTTTATCCTCATCAAGATTTCCATCTATAATAGACTTTCTTTTTAGCTCTGTAAGTGTTATAAATAATGCTTTCATTATATTCTGCTATTTGGATGTCTTCCCTTGTCTGCTCTGTTCCAATTTGCCTCAGACACTTCTGGAGGGTTGTTAGGAGACTCAAAGCCTCTTGATACAGCTTTAGACTCATCAACTCTATTCTTTCTTGCATAAACAAGTCGAGTCCAAGCGTGCTTGCAATTTTTTCCTCCCTGCCAGCGAAATAATGAATAGTTTTGACCTTTGTGTCCGTGCTCTTTGTTAACTCCCCTAAAAGACATTTGATTTATATCCTCAACTCTAAATACTAAATTTCTAGTTGCCATATCCATCATTCTAAGACAAAAGTTTCTGCTGTTTGCAGATTCAACAACCTCAGTATATTTATATCTTACTTTATATCCATTGTTGTCTTGTCTAGATGCCCTGTCTGGATTAGAATCTGAATCTCTTGGATTGGACAATTTAGTCACGTCAAACTCTCTATTTTCGTCTGTAACAACCTCAGAGTGTATAACCTCCCAATCATCAGAAACAACCTCTCCAAGAGCCTCTAATTGCTCTATAAGGTCATCTGCCTCTTCATCTGAAAGCTCATTTTTTTCTACAGCAGATAGTTTCTCTCCTGTTTCCTCTTCACGCTTAATTTTAGTTGCTATATTATCTAGTTCTGTAAACTCGATTGGTTGTAGAGTTACAAAATACAAGTCGAGGTTTATTTCGTTATACGCAAGCAATTCCTTGAACGAGTCTATAAGTAACTGCTGGAAGGGTCTAATAACCATATTGTCCATCAATATAGATGCTGTTCTAAGCTCTTCTGCATTATTACCAAAACCAGTATTGTCTTTTATGCCCAAAAGAATAGGAGATACAACTCCGTGTCCTATCATAATCTTTTCCCTAGACTCTTTTGCTAAGAACTCATATTGCGCGTGAGCATCAGGGAGGTTTATGGGCTCTATATTAGATTGAGAATCTGAATCCTCATTAAATGCCAATATGAATCTACCAGCATTAGATGACCCACTAAACTTCTCATATATCTTTCTTTCAATAATCTCCTGAGTTTCTTCATTTGGGATTCCGTTATTGAAGTTAATAAGCATACTAGGTTGAAGACCATTCTCTATATTAGAAAGATGATAATTACTTACCTCTTCTTCTAGTGATGCATATTGTAAGCAACCCTGATAATCTACAGGAGAGTAATAATAAAAGCCAGCCTTGTAAGGCTTAATGATATAAAGTTCAATTCGCTGTGACCTAGTTCCGTTTCTAAATGTAGGTATACGCTTTGGCTTGTCAGATGGCTTTATTTCTGACCACTTGCTGTGATAATAATAAGCTTCTACTTTTCCATTTTTAGCTTTCTCAGCTCTTAGTGTTTCCATTGGAAAGTGATGTAGGGAAGCTATCTCTCTTTTTCTGTTTCTATAAACCACTTGAATAGCAGCTTGTCCTAACATCTTTAAATCTGAAGAAACCTTCTTGACACACTCTGGTGTTAAAAGTGCCTTCATTCTGCCATACATCTCAGGCTTGTCTTTAGAGTCTAATGCTTCCAATCCCCTTCCATAAATCATATCAGATATACCATTTATACATCTGCTATTCGTTGGACTGCCTAAATATCTTTCAATGAGCTCTCCGAAGTAATTGTTATCATCTCCGTACTCAACCCAGTTTCCGTTTTGGACTTCTTTTACAGCAGGTATTTCATACCCACTTAAATTAACTACTTTTAAATTCATACAAATATGTATTGCTGATTACTATCTCCAGAATCATTCTGGTTGTACTTAGAGTCGTTTATTGTGTACTTAGCATCAGCGTCATAACTATCGGTGCAATAAACCTTATCTCTATACCACAAAGTAGAACCATTCTTTATTTCAATATTATAAGTTGCATTATCTTTTAGAATGCTAAATGTTGCAGCTACTGACATAAAATTACCATCCTTAGTTGCATCAACACTTATTGTTTCCGACTTTGTAGTTCCATCCCTTGTAATCTTCAGACTGAGACCTGTTGTTGCCTCTCTATATCTTGGTAAAAACTTAATTGTCTGAGAATTAGTATTAGGTAATAATCGTATCATACTAATATAACTAGAAAATAAGGAATTGTTCTAAATAAAAAAGGGCAGCCTAAGCCACCCTTTAATTGGAATTATTCTTATTTATGAATTTGTTCCTTCTGTAATTGTTGTTGTACCGCTTAGTCCAGCAAATTCACTGAAAGGATATCCTGCTGTTGAAGCATCTGCATTAACAGCACAGAAGTTAGGAGGTAATGTCTCCATTGCTGTGAGTGTTAAATTATATCCATTAAAGTCACCAAGAGCATTTCCAGTAGAGAAAGTACCAGCGCTAACATCGCATCCGTGCTCTCTACCCATTAAAAATACATTGTCGTTATAGTCTCTTACGAAGATGTGTGGTCTTCCGTAAGTTAACAATTTCAATTCTTTGTGGTCTTCTTTTGACATCTTTTTCAGAGTAATAGTCAAAGTCTGCTCAAAGAAAGTAGTTCCGTTTTCTCTTGAAGAGTTAACGGTAGTCTCAAAAGAGTTGTTCCCTTTTAGTTCATATTTGAACGCAGTAATGTCGTTAGAGCTATCACCAGTCATATTAGTCACCTCATCGTTGGTTAGGGTTACTGTTCCCATCGCACCATAATTGACAAAGTAGACTTCCTTAATCCCAGCAACTGAATCTAAGCAACTTTCTTTACGCCCTAAAGTTAAATCACAAGCCATATCTTTTTTTATTTAAAAAGGGTAGGCAGGCTCATCGGCTCACCTACCCCTGTTATTGATTAATTATTCAGTTATTAGTTAGCGGAGTTTGCAATTCCGTAAGTAACAACATCCTCGATATTAGCTAATTGAACACCAGCGCTGAATCGCATAATGATTCTAGCATTTTGGCTTCCATCAAGGTCTGCCATATCTAATACTTTAACTTCGTTATGGTCAGCCAATAAGCCTGTACCAAAGAACAAGTTAGATTTAGTAGTGGCGATAGCATCGTTATCAGCTAGACCATTAGCAACGAACATTTTTACTCCATCAAAAGCTAGGTTTCCGTTACCATACCATAGTGTACCTCTGCCATCTACACCATTTCCACCAACAGAAGCGATGCCAACGTTTTCGTCAGCAGCAGCGTTTTGCTGTGTGATAGATGCAAATCCACCTAAAGCTCTTACATAAGCTCTTGCGATGTTTTGAGAAACATAGATGTAAAGGTCATCTGCTCCGTATAGAGTAGAAGGAATAGCATCTACGATAGACCCTAACTGTGCAATTACGTTAGAAGAGGTAACTGTTGTTCCAGCAATCTCTTGTGCTGCTGGTAAATCAGCATCAGTAGAAACAAGCTTTGTGAATCCATTGAACTGACCGTTAGTAGCAGTGTCCCCTGTCCAGATAGACTTTTCTGTACGCTCTGCTACTTTAGCAGCAACGTGACCAATGATAAAGTCAGAAAACTTTGGTGGAACACTGTGATAAGAAGAGAATCCCATTTGTAGAGCTTCCCAGTCAGACACAAAATCTTTCTTACAGATTTGTAGGTTTACTTGTTGCTCTTCTGGTTGAAGAATCTTTTCTGTCAATGTGATAGTTGAAGTGGGGTCAAAATCACAAGTAGCATCTTTCACGATATCGTCAACAGATACTTTCTTGATAACCTCTTTAAACTTCACATTTGGTTTTACTGTAACACCGCCCTGTGCGAGAGTGTTAGCTTCTAGTAAAGCTGCTGCAATATATTGACCAGCAAATTCACCAGCGTAAGTAGTAGTGATTGAAGTGGTTGTAGCCATTTTTGGTTATTTAAAAATTATTGATTATTAGCAATTCTAGCCATCACTCTATCTAGAGTATTGACTTCTCGTCTTTGCCCATAAGTAAACATAGGCTTAGACTCAGATTCATTCTCAGGAGTGTGAACCATAGGCTCTACTTCCTCCTCTACCGCAGAAAGCTCTTCTTTAGGAACTTCCATCTTCTCTTCTTTGGAACGATACTGTCCCATCATTTCCTCTACCATAGCTTTTACTTCTGCAAGTTCAGCTTTAGTAGCGTACATTTCTTCAGCGAGCTCTTCTGCTGGTTCTTCTACCGCAGGAGTCTCCTCATTTAATTCTACCTCCTCAGTTGCTTCTTCAGAAACCTCTGGAGTCTGCTCTTCGATTACTTCCTCAGAAAGCTCCACATTATCCTGTGTTTCTTCCTCAGAACCTAGAAGAACATCTTTGAGTTTTTCTACAATTTCTGTTGCTTTCATAATTTAAATTATATTAATATAACTAGTTAAAAAATAGGTGTTGTATTTTCAAGTTCCATCTCCAGTTATGTTGCCTATTCCTTGAGCCTGTAAAGACCCATCACAACACTTCTTCGAATAAGTTCTTCCATCTTCACATAAACAACCTCTTCTGCCTCCCTTTGGAGAGGACTTGCTTGGAGTTTTGTATTTCTTTTTTCTCATTATTGACCTATATCATTCGTACAATACCAAGTACTTGTTCCATCACTAATAACAGTTCTTGCCTTACTTTCATCTATATCGATAGTATTTTCTAAGGCACCATCGTCTATTTTGTCACTTCCGCTTCTAGATAAAACACACTTACTGCTATTCTTTCTAGCTCTTATTATGTATTCAACTCCTTCGTTTTCTGAAGCTAGAGGAAGAGTAAGGGTCTGTTCAGAACCAAAGTTGGTAAAAACAACGTTGTCACTTGCCGTGAGTGTTCTCCCACTAGTAAGTGTCACTACATTTCTTTTAATTCCACCAGAGATAGTAAAATTGTTTACAGTAACATCCTCACCGCTTCCTACCTGTGGATATAACTTAACGTGAGTGTCATCGTGATGCGCCCATATACCTGTTTCGGTTCTTAACAATGCTCCGTGTTCTGTATTTTCAGATAATCTAATCGCATCAGTAGTGTCATCAATTTTTGTCTTAAAAGCTGTATTTAGAATTGTTCTGCTCATTACTTGGGTGATTTAGGATGTTTAGAAGGCAACAAATCGTAATCAGTTGTATATTTTGGGTTCTGAGGTCTTCCGTTTTTTACCAAGTATAAAAATGCGTTAGTGCGAGCAAAAGCCCATTGAGAAGCACTTTTGACATTTGGTGAATGTGAAGTATTAAAAGCACCCAGACCACGTTGGAAAACACTAGCCAACATACCCACAGTAACACCGTAACCCAGTTTTTCCTTATATTTTTCATTAAAGTCATCTGCCTTTTTCTTTAAAGTTGCTCTGTCCTTTGTGGACACTTTAGCTCCTCTTTTACCAGAGGCATCTCCTTTTGCAGTTCCCTTCCCTTTCGGATTCTTATTAGGTGTATCTGACTTAGGAGCTTTCGGACTTTTTACTATTGCACCCCTCTTTCCTACCTTAGCAAGATTGTGGGTTTCACAAGGCATATACCAAGTATCTCCTTCATATTCGTGAGTGTGATATCCTTCACACCCTATATCTTTTGCTGCTTTCTCAGCCTCTTCTATAGTAGAATAAGCAGCTCTGCCATCTATAATAACAGCAGAAGCCTCTATTGCATCAAGTCCTTTCAATTTCGATGTAACCCAAGTTAGCATTGACTTGCCTCCCCATAGAAGATAAGAAATGGTTCCACAAGCTTCATTGTCTTTTGGGTTATAATATTCTGCTGCTCTAGATAAATAACTGTATATCCGCTTAAGGGTAGATACTGTAAACTTTGTATCTCCCTTAGCAATTTGTTGTCCTCGTACTTTTCCCACTTGGGTAGCACAACGATTGCCAACTCTTTCATTTAGTTCTATTCCTCTTTTAGCGTTATTGATAGCGGATTTAGGGTAACCTCCATAGGATTCTAACTCTACCTCATTAAAGGTTTCTAATACCTCTAATAGCTCATACTCTGCATTAAGTTCTTCTAGACACTCTTGACACAGATTTTCAGGTAGAGATTCTTTTGGTCTTTCTGCTTTGTCAGCAAAGTAACCTTCAATAGAAAATCCTTTTATCTCCCCATCTTTTACCTTTTTCCAGACCTCGTCATTATATACTTTCATTGAAACCATCCAAGTACCAACAGGCACTTCAAAACCATACTTTCTAGACTTGTCTTTCTTTTCATCCTCTACAAGCCAGCTTTCTACAACACTCATTCCCTCCAATGGGATGTTGTGTTCTAATGTAGAATTATTCTGATTTCCCTTAGATAGAAATAATTCAGAGGCCTTTCTAACTGTATCTTGTGAAAAATATATGTAGTAATCGTCTCCCTCTTCATCTTTTCGCAGTATCTTCTTGTCAGGAACTAGAGCAGCACCCATAAGGATTCTTTTTTCCTCTGATACTTCCGCAAGTTGTACAGGTTGTTTTTTCAGTGCTATGAAGTCTTCTTCTATAGCAGGATTTTCAACGACTGAGATAGCATCTATTCCGCTAAACTCATTCTCTTCGTCTATAACTAATTCTATGATTCTTTCCATACTAATATAACTATTTAGAATTATTCTGTTTTGCTTTTTGACTCAAACCAAGAGGAGGTTGGGCTATAAAACCCCTGTTTATCTGAGGTTTGCAACAGAGGGGTAAAAATTGTACACCACCCTGTACACCACCGTGTACACCACCTACACACCTATACCAGAATTTATCTTAGCACTATTGTACTCATTCAGCGAGTCGTTTATGTCTCCAGCCATAATTACTACAGGCGGAGGTTCTGGTAACATACCTTCTAGTGCGCTTGCTAGTTGAGAGCCAGTTCCAGTGCCTACAACATTAAAATCTGGTGCTTGTATTGAAGCGGTAGAGGATGCGGATGAACCAGCAGAACCCCCTATGTTTGCTATTGCAGCTTGCGCCTGTCTTTTAGCAGCCATCATCCCTGCTATTATAGAAGCTGCTTGGGCAGCATAAGCAATCAAAAGGGGAAGTGCTTTAGGAAGTCCTTGAGCAAGAGTGTTTGCTGTTCCCTTTTTTACGGATAGCTGTGCCTCGGCTATGTCTAAAGCAATTTTAGCAGAGAGTTCAGCAGCCATAATCGCAAACTTCATCTGCTGTAGTTTTAGCTCTGATTTTATTGCATTCTCGTTTATTCTTTCCTTTTCTTCTTCAGCTCTTTTTAGTATGTTAGTTCTTTCCTCTGCTGTTATGTTTTCTTTTGACAGAAGAGTATTTGTTCTAGCATCCACTTGAGCTATTTCATTTTCAGTGCTAGCTCTCTGCATTCTTAATAAATCAGATAAAACACCCTGAAGTGCCTTTGAGGCTTCTTGAACGCTTTTTCTTATGTCTTTTAAATATTGTTCTCTTTCTTTTAATTCTCTTTCTCTTTCTTTTCTTCTAAAATCAGCTAAACGTTTTGCTCCCTTTTTCTCAAGCTTAATTCTTGCTTCGAGCTCTTTCATTGCCCCTTTTGTGGTGGTTTCAAGCTCTTTTTCATAAAATTTCTCGGTTGCCTCGTTTCTCTCTTTAGCAAATCTCTCTCGAACTATTCCTATCTCAGCTTCAGTAGCTCCGAGAAGTTCTAGTTGTCTGACAGCAGCTTCTTCCTCTAATACCAACTCCGCTGTTTTTCTTAGCATAGCATCTTTAATAAGTAATAGAAAAGATTTTTGAGCTTCTTGTCTAGATATCTCAGCTCTTTGCGCTATTTGCCCAGCAGGAACAATTCCAAATACCCTTTCAAGGAGAGTCATTTCTTTGTCTTCGTCTCCTGTGCCACCAGCACCATCAGGGCTAAGACCCTTCATTAAATCTTGAATTTTCTCTCTAGCACTTTTTGCTTCTTCAATGACATTTGCAGTTTGTGACCTATACAGCTCAACAAAGTCTACATCTTCATCACCACTAATAAGCCTTGCAAGAAGACCCTTTCCTCCAGTAGCCTTTGCCGATTCACTACTGATATCGAGAAACTTTTGAAAGAACGTAGCATTCTTCTCGTATATCTCGGCTATTTTTTCTTGGTCATTAGCTTCTTTTGCTGCATCTAATTGAGCTTGAACACTTCTTGCTTTTGCCTCATCTGCAAATAGTTCTGCATTTGAAGCAATAAGCGCCTCTATTTCAGCTCTTATTAGTTGCTGGCTAATGTACTTTTCTACAGCAGTTGTTAATTGTTCAGTAGAAACCTTTAAATTACCCTGTTTATCTACTAGGTCTGGTAATGATTTTTTTATTTCATTTATTGCATTTTGTCTTGCTTCTTCAGATGTATTCGCGTCGTCTAAAATGTCCACATAGTTAGAAAGCGCTTCGGTATTCTGTATTGTTTTTTTTCTAGCATCCTCTAAAGCTTCAGCCATTTTATCTGCATTGCTTGAGAATATTTTCATTTCTCTGTCTAAATATTCAAGCAGAGCAATTAACCCCTGAAACAATATCAATATTCCCAGAGGACCTCTAAGCTGTTCTTTAATTAAGCTAAAAGCATTTCCAGCTCCTCCAGCTTTAGCAGCAAGAGCAACAAGAATACTTGACAACTGTTGAATGTTGTTTGCTACACCTCTAAGACCATAACCAGCATCAGAAACTAATCTACCCATTTCAACAGCAGCAGCTCCAGCCAAACCAGCAGAGCTTTGCATATCTCCATTGACTTTGGTCATTCCTTGAGCATTCGTCTGGAAGTTCTTTATTCTAACGTTGACCTTATCAATCTGCTGAGTAAATTCACCATACTCCTTGGCTGTTAAAGCCATAGTATCCCTGTTGTCAATAAGCTGTTTTCTTAGGCGTTTTAGCTCATTGATGCTTGTTCTCTCAGCATTAGTATTTTTCAGAAGTTTCTTACTTAAAACCTCTACAGCTTCAGAAGCATCTTTTACTTTTTGGTTGAAGTTTTCTACTACAAACCCACCTTTGTCGTCTACGACTATCCTATAGTATAATTCATCCTTCTTTGCCATAATATACTCTTTTTGATAGTTTAAGTCCTTCTTTTATAGTCAAGGGTGCTTTATGGCTTCCCTTAGCAAAATCTATAAGGGGGTCTACACCATAATAGTCATCCATCTGTAATAGTTCTATTAGTGTTTTTATCATTCTATATGATTTAATAATTCTAAAATAGATTTACCTGTTATCAAGCTCGTTGTAATTGAATTTATTCTATATATTCTATCACCTACCCTGAGCTTGTTGTTTAGTCTGTAGTTTGTTATAAATCCATCAGGAAGAAAGGCATTGAACTTGTATATTCTTCTTCCCTTTTCAAACACATCTGTCACATAGTTTTCATAGAACTTCTTGAACAACGAATTTGTTTGTCCTGAATAGTCTTGTAAATTCCACTCGTCTACCTCATTGTCAAAGTTCAAAGTAAATGCTGGAGCTGTAGATGAAGTGCCAGCTTCATTTGTGCTAGAAGGTCTCCAATAGTTGTTTACAGCAGAGGGAGTTCCATCATCTTCTATGAAGTTTATTGTATTGGTTATACTTGTTTCTCTTATTCCATAAAAAAGTATTGGAGCTGTTTCTCTTGGCTGGTAATTTCCTTTTGGTGGAGTTGTATTCTCTACCTTAAAATCACCTCCAGCAGAATATCCAGTCATAATATCAGTAAGCGTTCCATCTTCTATATCGAACAGTCTTTCAAGCTTTAACCTTTCAAAGGGTACTTTCAACTCGTATTTATTATTACCCACATCTACAGTTGTAGGTTCAAAACTAGAACTACCCCAAGCTATTTTGAATTGTTCCAAATGATTTTCAGCTAGAAGGGTTTTAGGCTCTTCATATTTAAACTCTATATTAGTAAAAGGAAGAGATGCATCTGTTGTGTGTGATGAAACGTCTATATATTCTGTTATATCATATATCTCTCCTAAAGGAGTGTTTATTGCATCTGCATAAAAATTATCTAGAGTGTCAATCTTTATTTTGTCAAAATCAGCATCACCAACGTCATCTATGTAATGTGCTGTCAAGTTGAACATCTTGAATATTCCAGTTAAAAAGTCAATTACTTTTATTTTTGGTGTAATATTTCTAGTTCTTAATTGAAACAAAGGAAGAGTTAATGTATTCGCTGTGCCAGTGTATTTGTCTAGATATGGGGATATGTATGTTTCCGAAGAATCAACTAAATATAAATCAACAACAGGGGTAAAGCTTAAACTATCAAACAAAGTTCCAGCCCAAAGGTCATCCATACTCTTTTGTTCTAGAATCTGAAAGCTAAAATTTTTGATGCCTTGATTTTTCGCTACTTTGAGTTTTAACGAGGAAAATCCTCCTGAAGGCACAGACTTAGTTGCAAGTGTTAGATTGGTGTCCTCGTCTACGATAGACATCGTATAAGCTCTTCCAGATGGAGTAACTATACTTGTTTGAAATAACACCTCCCACTCAACTGCGGATGCTACAGATGTATTTGTATTTAGCGATATAATGTTGTTTGCTATAGATGTGTCTACTGAATCGTTATCAGATGTAAGAGATAAGTTTTCTACAATAAAACTAGATGCAGTTTGAGAAACGGTTTCAAAAGGAATGTTTTTCTTGTTTCTGTGAAGCCACATATATAGATTTGTGAAGGCAGCAGTATCAAAAAAGTCCCTAGTAAACGCAATTCCATATTTGTCCTCAATAGCTTCTATTATATGAATACATTTTATAGCTGGTTTTAGGTCATTATATGAAAGACCTCTTGTGTTGTCATCTACGCTTCTTTTATACAGATTTCCATCGGCATCTGAGCTACCAAGAGTTCCAGAATCATAGTAAAGCCTCTTTTCTGGGGTTATAAGAGGATATATTATTGAGTTTGTCTGAGAGTTTTCATCTAATCCCGTAGTAAACCCTGTTTTTACATTAGCCTCCGTTCTTTGGTGGTCATATTTCCTCAAATATGGCAAATCAGAGAGCTCATCTTCACCAAAAAGGTCTTTTAATGTTACTGTATTGCCAAAAAACTTAATTCTATAGGCAAAGGGCTTGTTGTTTTTCATATCTACGCCCTCTAGCATTATTTTGCCTCTTCTAAAAGGGTTATAATTGATAAATATTTCAGCACTCTTCTTTGTTCTGCCATCGTAACCATCTACAATCTCTGGAACATAGAAGTGAGAGAATATTTTATTGTTTGCTGCGCTTGCAGGAACTGTAAATGTTTGGCTAAAATCGGTAAACACCTTCCCTATGTCTCTAACGTCTTGTATTGTGGATTTAAGCTCTATTTTCTCTCCTCCAAACAAGTCTACTTTCTTGCCCTGTATATATAATTGAACATTATTCATTATCTGATACCCTGAATGTAATTACTAGAAGTTTCAAAGCTTACCTCAAAGTTCATAAGCTTGTCATTAACACTTGTTTTCTCCGTAAAAGAAGAAGATTTTGGATGTATAGGCACTGCCTCTCCAGATTGCATTATCCAGCAATATTCAGTAGCTAATAGTTGTTTAATTACTTCATTGTGGTCTTCTGTTACAAACCCAGTATTGAGCTTAAATGATTCCGTTGCCACCATATCTAAAAACTTAGTGGTGTGCTTGTTTTTGTTATAAGCTGTTGCGGTTTCGCCTATAGAAACTATTGACCTTTTAAATGATTCTTTTGACACATTAAAATCATCTGTTCTCTTTTTGAAGAACCATAAATCTTGAAGAGCTCCAAACTTATTTACAAAAGTCACTCTGTAAGGTGTATGTTTACATTCCTCAATCTTAAATACATTTATATCTTCTGTTGTGCCATCTCTTTTGGTTATTCTTATTTTAGTTGTTTCGTCACTTACAGCAAAATCAGAACTAGCTCCACTGATATCTTCTCCTTTTATATGTGTTAAATCTATATTATAAGGGTCTTCTACTTTGTCTATTTTAATATCTGTTTTGTCTATACTTATCTTGTCGACATCTCCTTTGTAGTAAAACTCTTGTGTAATTGTTTCATCGCTAAAGTATTCTATCTCTGATGTCTCTTCGGCAAATACAGGGATATTAGCAGTTTCTCCCTCTTTGACAAATATATTTCTGTTTGTAATCAGAATGTCTTTTGACAGCTCTGGGTTGATACCATCTGCTATTTCTCCATATCCCCTGAAAGCTATAAATCGCTGTAGTAAGTCTCCAGTTGTATCAGAGGCTTCTTGACTTGTATCTGTATCTACAAAAGTTCTTGTTACCTCTACATCTACGAACATACTATTCGTTGAAGAAGAATGAATGCCATCAAAAGTAACATCCACATAATCTTTTATAAGTTCAGATATTTCAAAGTTTATTATTGACTCGTCATCTAACTTCTTTTTATTGATAGTATATTTAGCATCACCCCTGTCAGACACATTGCTGTATATGTAAATATCTATCTTTGCGCTTTTTAAATTTACTGCCATTTTTGTTTTTGTTATATGGAAAATAAATTAGAACTGTCGTCTCTTCTTATATCGCCTGGGTTTTGACGGACAAGATGTCTTACGAAATATTGCCCAGTACCATTCCATTTAAATTCCCAATATCCATCTTTTTTAAGATAATAAGTCGCTCCATATCTGTGTCTCCAAACGTGATAGGCATTTTGTGCATTCATATGGTATGGATGTCCTGTGTATTGCCCTGCAAATTCCCATCTAGAATCTCCAGTGTCATATACAAAACCAGTCCTCTCTAAGTAAGGGGTGGTGATATTTCTATTGTTTCTGTTATAAACTCTTATAACGTTATCACCCTCAAGCCAATTAATTGCACTGTCTGCTCGCCTTACAATATTTTCAGTTTCGTTTGGTGGATTGTAAGCATAAAAACCAAATCCATTTACATAACTTACTGAGGTTTCTGTGGATAAAATATTTATAGCCGACCTAGATGATATAGGCGTGCTCCTAACTGTCTGTACTAGCACATCGTTAACATAAATATCATAATCAAGACCATAGTTAAAATGCAACACTGGTATGTTCTCTATTATATTTCCGTGTGTTGGAGGTGGACTAGGAAGTGAAGAAACTGGTATTGTTGTTTCCGCTGGGCAATTAAATGTTAGTTGATAAAACTGTGCAGGTATTGGAGCACTCACGGTCAAAGTTACTTCTGATGGGCTAGCTGAAGATTTGTTTATAGTAACGCTTCCAGATACACTGCTTGAGTTTGATGTGGTACTTATCTCTGAGAAAGGTACACCTGCCAACAAAAGCTGGCTGTCGTTTAGTGAGTCCCCAACAAAGTTAGATGTAGCGGTGTTGCCATCCCATTCTGCGGTAAACTTAAGAGGCTGACCTACTAACGAGTAGTTTATTACAACATCTCCTGTTCTAGAGCCTGTGTCTAGTTTATATGTAGTAGTTCCTACATCGTCAGAGGAACTAACGGTACTTCCACATTCAACATCAAATTCTGTTGTTGTTGGTTGCACTAATTCTTCTGGTACTGTAGGAGCATCTCCTATTGATGCAGGCTTTCCTTCATCGGTCACGTTTATGTAAAAAGGAGACCTAATATTTATTTTTCTGACAGGTATGGTTGTTTTTGACATACTAGTATTCTTGTGGTTTTCTTATGCTTTCTTCTATATCTATTCTTATTGCTTTTCTGAAATCTTCTGTCATTGCTGGTCGAAGCTGTTCTATAACTTGGTCTAAAAATCCAGAACCTTGTCTATTTCCTCCAAAGCGTTTTATAGTACCGTTGTCTCTAATGGCTTGTGCTATTTTCCAAGTAGTATTATAAAATTCTCTTCTTGTTCCCCCTACGCCTATTCCTTTAGCTTGTGCCCATTCCCTTATGTTTTGTATGTCAGGCAAAGAGCCAGCTCTTCTACCTTTATCAACAAAAGTTCCGTGGTCAGCCATAAATACGTCTATAGACTCACGAGAAGGTTCAGCAAAGATGCTGTCCAATAATTCTCCTGTGGCTATAGTTCGGTCAATACGAACCTGTCGCTTAAGTCGAGAAGCTATTGACTTAGCGTATTTTTGTAATTGCTTTTGTAGGTTCTTTTTAGTCACAGATACTAAAATCATTATTTGGCATCTGAACATCAAAAGTGATTGTCCATCCTGCCAGTTCGTTTTCAAATCTATCTTGTATAGGATTCGCTGTAACGTCTCCCACTATTCTTAAATTCTTATCGTAAAGACTTCCTCTTCTAAGGTGTGATTGTAAATCATTCATAACCTGAAGCTGAGTATTCATTACATCTTGTATGTTTGAGTTGGTATAGAAAACATCAGATGATTCTTTAAGTTTGTTTTCGTCAACTATATCAGCACAAAGAATGTCTATTGATGCTGTTATAATATTTTCAGAGAAAACAACGTTTCCTAGTATAAAGTGTGCTAATGGAAAGATTGTAGTTTTGTTTAGGTCTACTTCTAATATATCCCCATAACTAACTGTATTGGTCACACCATTGTTTCTGACTCTATCTTTTAAGTTGTCTAATAAGTCATATACTTGCTTCATAGTTTAGATGTATGTTTCTTTACCATTTTAGATTCTAGTTCGTTTTTCTCTTTCTCAAAGCTCAGCCAAAAAAGAGCAGACCTTAAATTAAGTTTTGTAGCTTTTTCAATCCTTGTTGCATCTCCTTTAGCGAGTGCATAAATTGACGAGTACCATCCCCATTTCCTGCCAAAGTTGGATTCTGCTGAATAATCTTGTTGTTCTTCATCTGGCTCTCCAAAGATTCCAGAGAATGTTTTGATAATTTCATCCCTAAACGATAAAAAAAAACAACCGCTCCCATTGCAATATCAGCAGGCATACTCTTCATTACCTCACCAAACTTGTCCGTTCCACTATAATCTTCTATTATATATTTTTCTCTGTTTACCAGCTTAACTGGTCTATACAACACAGCCATAGCTTTGTGTATTTGTTGCCAGTCTGATATGTAAGAATCTAAATCAACAAACTCCCCCATAGTAATATCATCTAGCTTGGGAATAAATCCAAACTCTACCTCAACCCCATCAGTACCTTTCATAGAAAATCTGTGTGTAAGAGGAGGTTTGCCTTCAAAGAGTCTGTTTAAGTGTTCTATGATAAATGAGAAATCAGTAACCTTTAGCTCATATGCTTCTTTAAGCGATAGCCCACAGAATATTTGCATTGCCTTCAGGTTCAACAACTCATAGTCTGGTTCGCCCTCTTGAGTATCTAATACCTTCAGGTACTTCTGATACTGCTCAAGGGTAATTGCTCTCAGTGATTTGGGGACTTCGAGAAATGTTCTTGCTTCCATATTAATATAACCAGCAAAATAGTTTTTGTACCTCAAGATTGAAAACGGAACACTTTGGTCTGTTTTTAGTTATATTAGTGTAACGAATATCTTCAGATATCTTATTAGCGGAGTCCTAAAGACGAAGCCCATATTTAATATAGCAGATATTGTGTTTTATAATAATTTTTAGTATATTTGAATAAGTTTTGGTTTTTTAATAAACCTCTTTCATTTTGGAATTTGATTTTGTTTCCGCCAGTGTTATCTTATGCTGGCGGTTTCTTTTTAGTTGTTTATTGTCGGGGCAACCTAAACAGCCTAATAGATGCCCCTCCCCCGATTTCGTTTGAATCAATAGAAATGGATATCTCTCAGCACAGTAAATCCGTTTTACGTCAATTTTTGGGTATCTGGGCGAAATTCGGTA